AGCAGATTCTTTAGCTGGGTTTTTAGAACGAACTTTAAATGAAACAACAATTGCTACTAACTATGCTCAGAAGCTCGGAGATGCTCTCTCAGGACAAATAGAGGGTGTTAAAGTAAGTGTAACAGGAAGCACCTTAACGTTCTCTCAGGACGCTTCTAGGGCATCTCAAGAGCGTACCCACATTAAGTTTATTGACTTAAAGCCTGGATTTAGGAATAGTTCTAAAGCTCGTCCTAAGCGTGGAGGGGGCTGGTACTTAATTGTGCCTATGAGACAATCGGCTCAAAAGTTAAAAGCTGAAGCTCCTAGAAGTTTGTGGGACCAAATGCAATCCATGCAGTTTGGTGAAACGGGGGCTTTGGGAGATGTTAGTCAAGGAATTAATTATTTAGCTCAAGCCGTTCAGAAACAGTTTGGGGCAGATAGAGTTAATCCTTATAACTTTAAATCAAGTAATATTACCCGAGTTGCTGCTAAGTCTGGGAACGGAACAAGAGGACAGTATATTGCCTTTAGAACCGTTTCAGATAAATCACCAAATAACTCATGGGTAATTGAACGCTATGTTCAAGAAGAAGACAATTATCAACCCAGTTCTGATATTGGTAAAGTAATGTTAGAACGGATTCAACAATTTAATCATGATTCTAGTAGTTTGTTAGGGGGGTAGACATGGCAATATTATCACCAGATACATATTTAAAGAAGGAAATCGAGCGTAACTTAAAGTCAATTCTAGGTAATTCCTATATTACACGAGAGGTAATACTCAAGGATTTTGACGAATCTGTGAAATCCTCTTTTATTAATGCTTATTGTACGGATGTTGCAAAAGACAAAGCATTAGAAGTTCCAGTTGTGTATACTTTTCCACCACAAAAACAAGTTGATACAGGGGTACTCTTAATTCAATACAAAGGTGCTACTGAGTTTGATGACTCACATAACGCTATTGGACAACGAATGGGTACAATTGATGACACAGAAGGCAACGTAACTAAAGAAACTGTAGATGTTCATACTGAAAAGACTTCTACTGGGAATTCAGTTGCTTACCTTGAAATGGCACACCCTGTGAAAGAAGTGCTAGGAATCCAAAAGATTTCAAGTTCTAAAATTAGTATTGTGGATAATCGAATCTATGTAGCATACAATCCAATCTTTGAACAGCATGCTATGAATACCTTGGTTATTTATGTTCCAGAAGCTTTACAGGATGATGGGAAACCAATGCCTGAAAGGTCTGGAGAAGCAATCGGGTATGATTTGATGGAAAATTATACAATAGATGTTATAAGCAATAACATGGACACTCTGAGATGTTTGGATGCTGTAATGAAAACTATTTTGATTTTCATGCGCCAGAACGTGACTGAACAAGTCGAGTACCGGCTACAACGGATTCATTTATCAGGAATGGACCAACTGGAACAATTAACGAATGCTCAAAACTCGTCATTAGGAAACCAGTTATTTTTCCGGAGAATTGAGATTAGTTATGATGTAACGTATAGTATTTTGGACTCAACTGGGTTTGAAATCAATCAGCTTTTAATGGAGGCAGAAACAGATGTCGGATAACAGTTATCATTCAGTGGTAGATTTTATTACTTCTGCTCGTGGTACTTATGGCAAAGATTTATCCCATGGACGAGATGAAGCCTTTGTAGCTTATATGAAAGCTCAAGGTAAGTTTTACATGCGCAATGAGCGTGAATTTATACCATACCTGAAGCGTTACTTGGGTAAATAAAAATTGAATAATATGAAAGGCAGGCAGTATATCTAATGGCAGATATTTCAGGTGCTTACGAACGACTATTTCCTAAATTTGAAATGAGTCGTCCCCATGTAGAAGTTAATTATGATGCAAGTGCTTTGCGAGGACAATCAACAGATTCTGACAAATCAATTGCTTTAATTGGTTCTGCAATGAACGGGAAACCAAACACCATCTATAAAGTTACTTCAGCACTACAAGCTAAGAAAGTTTTTGGTTCTGGTGATTTAGTAGATGCTATGCAATTGGCATGGAATCCAAACAAAGGAACACTTAAGGGTGGGGGTGCAATTTATGCAATGCGTATTGAAGATGCTACAACGTCTTCTTTAACCGCAGCAGGATTAACCTTCACTTCCGGTGTTTATGGAGCTTTAGCTAATAAAACAGCTGTTGCTCTTGAATTAAACCCAGTGTCACACGCTTATCGTATTACATTGGATTACACTCCAGACAGCTATCATAAAGTCTATGACAACTTAGGCCAAATGTTTAAGTTAGCTTATGTACCTAATGACCCTGTTAATGGTAAAGCAAGTTATTCTGTAACTCGTAATGAAGCTGGTTTAGCTACTAAGTTGGTCTTAAAGATTGATGATGCAAGTGAACCCATTACTACAACTACAACTACACAAGCTAATACCACAACAACTACTTTAGCTCCTACTACTACAACAAGTACCGTTAAACCTAGTGGTACCACAACTACAACAACTGTTAAACCCACGACCACAACTACCACGGTAGCTCCTACAACCACTACCACAACTGTTAAACCAGCTTCCAACTTAGTACATACAGAACAAACTTTTGACTTAGCTAATACAGAATATGAAACTATGTTTGGTTTGATGAATGCTCTTAGCATGATTCCTAACTTATACGTATATGAATTGACTGCAACAGATAACTCAACAATGAAGTCTGCATGGTTGGATGAAGCTACTGATGTAGCCTTAGTCCCTCAAGCAGAAGCTGATACAGATGTTAAGGTTAGCCATGACGAAGATGGACGAGCAATCGTTTGGGCTGTGATGGGTGACATTGTTAATAAAGTGCAATATGACGATTACTTAACAGTGGAAGCTGACCTTACCAAAGAAATGCCACAACCATTTGGAAAAATGTTCTTAGTTGGTGGCGAAACAAAACCAGTTCCAATTTCATGGGCTGATAAATTAACACCATTCTTACAAACTTCAGCTTACTATGTGGTTCCATTGACAGCTAGTGCTTCGGTGCATGCAGAAGTGAAATCTATGGTAACTGATTCTAACGTAATGGGTAATCCAAAACGTGCCTTTGTTGGTGGTGGACTTGATGAAAGTGTTGGTCAATCAATTGCTCGTCAATTAGCCTTGAAAGATGAACGTGTTGCTTTAATCGGAAGTTCTGCTTATGTACAACTTTCAAATGACACAACATACCATGCTCCAGGATTTATGATGGCAGCATTAGCAGCAGGTGTAGCTTCTGGATTACAAATTGGTGGAGCTTTAACTAATAAACCATTGAACCTTGTTTCTGTAGACCAAGATTTATCTTCTTCAGAATTAGACAAGTTAAATGAAAATGGTGTAATTGCAATTGAACCATTGGTAAATCGTGGTGCAACTGCTGGTTATCGCTTTGTTCAAGACGTTACAACTTACAACTCAACTAATGAACCTGTTAAGGCACGGATTAGCTTGGGTGAAATCACTGACTTCTTGTTCGGAGACTTACGCTTGTATCTTGAAGAAAACTATATTGGAGCTAATGTTAAATCAGCTTCGGCAAGTATTATCAAGAACGCTGTTGGTAGTTTCTTGGATAATGAAAAACGTGATACAAATGGATTGATTGCAGATTATGATGCTGACAACATTGAAGTTATCATTGATGGAGATGTGGCCGTTATCATGTTCACAGTTACACCTAGTCAAACTATTGACCAAATTGTTGTTTACGGAGCTTACGAAAACTATACAGCTACTTCAGGCTCAAGCACATTAGCTTCAGCTTTGGGATATGACAGTGATAGCAAAACAAGCTCAACTAATACCTCAATCTTAAATTCAAGCAACCCAGACATTAATGCAGGCTATAGTATGAGTGGAAGTTACAATAGTAGTAACTCAAACAATAGCTATGGCTCAGACAGTTCGTTGTTTGGAACTATTGAACATGACACCAGCAATGGCGTTTATCACTAGGATTTGAAAGGGGAAATTATAAATGGCAACAGTTGCTAATCAATCTGTCCAAACAGGTAATACAATTTATCTGATGATTCAAAACACCCCAATTGGACGAGCACAAAGCCTTACAGCTGAACGTTCGTTCGGGACTGAAGGGGTATACGAAATCGGTTCGATTATGCCTCAAGAACATGTTTTCTTGAAGTATACTGGGACAGTTCAACTCGAACGGTATCGTATGAAATCACAAAGTTTGGCAACCTTAGGGTTCGCTGCTTTGGGTGAAGAAGTTCTAGATATTGACGTGATTGATATTGTTACGTTAGATAACCTCACTAATGAAGTTATCATAGCTTATCGTGGCTAAACGATTGAATGGCCTGCTGTCTAGGAATAGGCAGTGATACAACTTGAGAATTGCTGGGAACTCCTAAAGCCTTATGACTACAATAAACAGGTAACTAGTTTATGATAGTGCGAAATGCAGAAAAAACAATAAGGATGAACTAAGGTGTAAAGCCTAAGGTTTAATTAAAATGGACAATCAGCATCCGAGCTTCCTTGGTTACAGAGGAAGAAGGTTCAACGACTAAGTGCTTACAAATGTGAGACAGTACAAGTTACCCCAACTTTAAGTGGGTTAAGATGTAGTCTGACCTCTTATGAAAGTAAGAGCCTCTTATCAAGAGGAATGTGCTTAATGAACACATTTAACATTTTGGTTCAATAGATAGCTACAACGAGACATATCGGGCAAATGAAATCACTTCTGAGTCCTCACGATTTTATTATTTAACCTCTACGGCAGTCCAATCCATGAGCTCCGTAGCAACAGGTAATAACGGAACTTACAAATAATTTAGTTAGTACTTAAAAGACACTTTTAAATATAGTGTCTTTTTTTTATGTTAAAAAGTATTGTGGGTGTCTATTTGATTTTTTATATAATTTGAGTATACTAAAGGTATTAAAATTAGGGGGTCTTATAAAT